AAATTGTGATGTTTCATATGTTAACGTGCTTACTGAAAAATTAGTAGATGCTGAGAATTGGTATATTCTGTTAGTCTCATCACCAGCCACATAGCATTTTGATCCATCACACGACCAGCCTATGCCTGCGATAGCCCTATCTCCCGTTAACTCAATGAAATCTGCCTCATCTATTAATACTGCTGTTGAAATTAAGAAATTTGTTGATAACTCATATTGATATATTTTGTCAGCTGTTCTACCTGATACATACATGTATTTCCCAGAAATATCAAATGTAATCCCATGTAACATATTTTCACCTTCTGGTGCGGATATAGTAACATTCGGATTCACCCCCAACAGATTGAAATTCATGTAATCTGGTGTAGCAGCGCTTATTTGGGTTTTACCATCTACGCTAGAAATAGAGCCACAATATTTGACTGAGTTTTTGGCGATAAAATAATCTGTACTCGCCTCTCCATTTATGACACTCAATTTATTTGAATCAAGCTCATCTATTGCACTTTGAACATCAACTGACGATATATTGCCGCTAGGGGTATTAGTTATTTGTGAAGCAATATAATCTCCATTTTCAGCCACAACATTACCAATTCTTCCGAATACGCTAGAGACTTCGCCACCTGCCCCTGAGCCACCATTTACTTTTTTTGCTAAATTACTCATAATACACTCACAATAATATTAGTTGTTGCTGTTGCGTTCTCAATATAAAATCTATATTTTGAACCTATACGCATAGTTAATAAAAATATATCACTGCCAATCATAGAAAAATCTGATTCAGTTAATGGTGTATATCCAATGCTATCTTGCTGTACTTCACACCGTAAAACGGCACCATCAAAAATTGATGAGGGGGAAACTTGAACTTGAATATCGAGTTCTCTGTATTGTTCAAATTCTTCTGATTGTGTATTTATATTTGTTAATGTAAAAATAGTCATGTTTAATCCTTATGTTATGAAACCCTAACCCACAAAACAACTGTATATGATTTTATATTAAGAGAATGCGAATGTTCTTGACCACCACCTTGAGGCTCAGAATATCCCCAAATATTATCATAGTCGGTTGAGTTTGAACCAATATGATTATTGTAATTTGGGTTGACTCCCCAAGGTGGGTTATAACTCTCGCTCCTCTCCCCCCAAGGGATAGTATGCTTATGCGGTGCCATCTCATCAATGGTTATAGCATGTCCGTTAGCGCTCCCAGAGACAGGTGAATTTCCACCACTGTTTACGTAACCTGTAGATGATCCGGAAACTATTGAAAAATCACCTTGAACTTGCTCCCAAACACCTGGATGCACCCCGTCACCTGTTGGGTTTGTATTTTGAATTAAATGATGCCCAACTGGAAAAAGGGTATTTATAAGATTTTTAACCCATTGCGTTGTTGGTATTGTATTATCATTACTGTTACTTCCAGGTGTGTTAGTGTAAGCTACTCCATCCTTCATCCAAAGCGGAATCGCATGACCATTTAAAAATTCAAAATCATTCGAAGACCCATTGGATATGAATTGCAAGCCATTTGTTTGGCTTGGAACAAGATAACAATGTCCATTTTCTGTTGGAACACCAACTCCAGAATTATCCCCAGCAATAAAAGCTAAATTCCCGCCATATATTTGTGATGTACCAATTGCTTTAAATGCGTTGATAGTAATATCCCCATTACTATCTGTTTGAACTATTTGGCTGTCATTAGTTTGGTTTATTTCACCAGATATTTTTTGCGATATTGCCTGTTTTTCAGATAAAGATAAATCGCTGGCTACATTGTTTAATCTTTTATCAGAAACTAATGTATTACTGTTAAAGCCAACTTTTGTCATATATGAGTCAGCAAAAGTTTGTAATTCTTGGTCAGTTGACGCGTTGCTCTGGTCTATCCAATTTGAATTTTCACTATTTGGTAAAGGTGGCGCTACATTTGCATTGCTGTTTATTTTTGATACGTAAAGACGGTTAGCTGAATTTTGATAGTACGAAACAATAGAGCCTTTGCTATATGTTATAGTAGGGTTCCAACTTGCTACGCCATTTTGTACAATATTAGCAACTGCATTATCTTTTGTATTTTTATAATAGTTGTCTGTCGAGTTTATAGGCGGTGCAGCTATATACCCATTGCTATATGTCGTACTTTCGTTTGGGTTATCATCTGGCTTTATTTTTTCGCCAGTTTCTGCCCATATGTCCGTATCTAGGTTATCTGGTAAATTTATTCTAGATGCCATTATTGATACCCTCCCAATATTTTAACTCCGGTATTACACCCGCCTAAAACAACATCGCCATTAATACAATATAACTCTATTAAATCATTTGAAACATTGATGATTGATGAGCTTGATATATTTGAAACGCTTTTATTATTTCTTATATGACTTACTCGTATACTTGTATTATTTACAAACCTAACACCAGCTTCAAAATATGTTGATTCAGTCACATCGTCAAGCAGTACACTTTGTTCAACTAAAAGAGTTTTGCAATTTTTAAGCGGTGTATTTGAAATATCAACAACGTTATTTACAGTAGCATTGGGTGTTGTGTTGGATAAAGATATTTCATATTCTATGAAATCAGATGTTACACCTCTGTTTGAATTGTATTTATATAGGATAACAAAACTTGTCCCATTATATATTGCATTTATAATATCATTTTGCAATATTTCCCCAGCTTTAATTAAAGAACCGTCAATATTTAAAATACTTTTATTGCCAAGTCCATTGATATTTATAATTACACCATCAACTGAGTTATCGTATATTGCTTTAAATGTTATAGTCATTCCATTATAATATTGAGTAGGCGGCTGCTCACTATTTATGGCTGATAGAATTATGGTATTACTGCTACCAGTTGCAACATAATCCCTTGCAGTTGTTTTAATAACTGGTGTAGTTATCTGTATAACATTATTACTATTAACGTTTACACTCGTTGCCCCGCCGCCAGTAAATCTGTTTTTTATATCGGTAGTTAAAACATTTGACAAGTCTTTTATTGCGATTTTTGTATCGTCGGATTCTGTAAAATTACTAGCGTCTTTTTTCATGATTGCACTATTAGAATCCAACACAACATTTTCTAACTTATAATCAGCGAACATTTGAACATTTTTTGATATTGCTACTTCATTTGGAGAGTCTAACCTAACCCAATTAGCGCCACCGTCTAAAGCAGGGTCATCCCCTTGTGTTGTATAATTATTCAAACAAGTATAAACTTTATAATTAACCTTAGACCTTGCCCAAAACCCTTCAAAATATGTTGTTTCTGAATCAAAATCAGATACCCCCCTTTGGACAATATTAGCAACAGCAAGATTCAATCTATTATTATAGAAATTAAAATATGCTGGATTTGCTGGCTCAGCCATATAACCTAAATTATATTTATTTGGTATTTGCGTATCGGGGTCAACTATAAAATTTGTTGTCGCTGTTGACGCCCATATTCTTTCATCAATACCACTTGGTAACGTTATTTTATCAGCCATTTATTTACCTTATTTTTTTCCTGTCCAATATTCGCCGCCAGCTTCGCCAGCTTGATTGCCTTTAAACCCAGAAGTTTCTTCAAAAGCTATACCTTCTTTATTAACTCCGATTGGCAATGGTAGCACGCCGTTATAATCTGCAAATGCAAATTCTACACTATTTATATCTGTAACAGTGTACCATATACCGAGATTTTTTGGGAATATGAAAGAGTAGTAATTAGTATATATATCTTCGAAGCTTGAAATTGGCTGCGCGCCTGAATAGCAATTTTTAAACATTAAAAGTTCCCAATTTGTAAACTTTTTAAAAATTGTAAAGACTGGTTGCAAAGGTATAGATTCATCAACAGTTATATCTGGCGAACCATCGCATAAAAATTGCATTATTTCTAAAACTTCATCTATACCACCAGAAAAATTATTAAACATTGTTTTTGCATATAATAATGTTCTATATCTTTGATCTGATAATTTAACCTTATTGTTTGACTCAAGAACACCATTAGAGTTAAAAGCGTTAGCTGAAACTATATAACTACTATCAAAACCTGAGTATGAAATACTTATATCAGGTGGTGCAGGGTAGTCACCTGTATCAGGATTAATAAAACAAAAAACGTTGCCTTCATTCCCAACTTTTATTGTGGGTCTTTTTATGCCTAATAATTTACCGATTATATCAAGTTGTACACCTTGCGCTTTGTCTATGTCAGTACCATTTAACGCATTAATAAGTATATTTTCAACATCATTAGATTGAATAAGGAATGACCTAATAAATTGTATTAAATTCGGAGAACCTGAATATATACTTATTAAGCGCTTTTTTGCCAATTCAAAATTATCAAAATATCCTAACATGTATCCACCTAAACAACATTAACTGTTATATTACTGTCTTGTATAGTACCATAATAAGCAGGGGGGATTTGTATATCCGTTGTTACATTGGTATTATTTAAATCACTCCAATTAAATGTTTCTATTACAAAACCTTCGCCACTTTGCAACATTAAGCATAACGCCTTCGACCAATACGCTTTACCGCCTATAGGCAAGTTTTCTATGTAATCAAACAATGAAGTTTTTATGCCGTCAATAACTTTTTCCTGTTCAAATGTTTCATTGGGTAATGCTGATATTGATATGGTTGCGCTAAAAGAATCTTCAGACGCCAAACTAAAATTCACGCTTACCGTATTTCCTAAAGAATCACTGGTATCGCCATTAACTGATGTTACATCATTGTATTTCACTTGTTCAGATTGTGATATAACCCCAGAAGGTTTGTTTTTATATATTATCGAAGCGATATTATCATATATAGTTTGCACTGGCTCACTTGATGATATAACAACGATAGGCTCAAAATAACCTAAATCAGTTTGCACAAAATCAATGTTATATATAGGCGTCTTTGTTCTTGTTCTAAATTCGTATACAACGGCTTTAGAAATTGCCTCATAATCATATAAATCACCGCTTAAACTGTCTACTAAATTAGTTGCGTTTTTTGCTGGTAGTAATGAAATTTCATTCCTGAATGAGTCATCATTCTGAAAATCATTACCTATAGATACTGTTCCTGTAGTTGCGTCTACACCATTCCAGCCATTAACTTGTGTAACTATTTGGAATATTGCCCCACTATCAATGTTTATACTGCCTGTTGTAGTATTTGAGAAGTCCCCCGTTATTGTTCCATTAGCCCCTATAGTAACGCTACTATCTAATGTAAATGTATTATCATTTGGGATGCTATTTTTATATGATATGATGCTACCCGCAGGTATAAATGTTCCGTTCGTCCCTGATAATGTTACACCGCTTATTTTTGAAGCTGTCGACAACCCCCTAACTGAGTTTGATAGTTTAGCTAATATATCTAGCTGATTGCCTGTTGCCTTGCTTAAATCAAACTGTGATGATACAGCATCAGCTAATTGATATAAATCCTCAAATGAGCCTGCCAATAATCCTATTATTTGCCCTATTGCTCCACTTGTTTCAACATTTATGTTATTACCAAACGAATTTTTAAGCTGTGTTTGTATTTCGCTTTGTATTTCCTGCGTAGTTTTTATTGCCATGATGTAATAACCTTAATCATACAGAAACGTTAGTTGTGACATTACCAGTTTCGCCTTGTGTTGTTTGTGCGTTAAATGTTATACCTAAAGTACCGCTTGTTCTATCATAGTTTGATGTATAGCTATTTAAATATAAAACACCGTTTGTACTTAGTATAGCATTAATTATCTGATCATCTATCTGATTTCTAGTCGAACCTTCTTCAAAAACAACACCAAAATAATCAACACCTTCATCAACATTTAAGAACCATTCACCATATATTAGATATAAATTAGTTTTTATTTGTTGAGCGATTTGTTCTACCCCTTCAATTATACTAAATTGCCCTTTACTATTAAATGAAATATCATAGTAATTATCTATCGTTTGATATATTTGCAATGATTTCATATTACCACCTATTGTTGCTGATTTGGGGAGCTTGTTGTACCGCCTTGGCTATCTACATGAGTATGATTGTTATATATTAACCTATCTCCAGCCATAGAACGAACTCCGTCTGAAATATCACCGCTTGCAGTAAGGCTACCAGTAAACGAAGCAGTAGCACCACCAGTACCGCCCCCAGATATTTGACCGTTCAAGTTTATCAATGGTGCTTCCAATGTTATATTACTACTAGAATCTATAGTTACACCATCATTGCCAGTTATTTGAACTGTATTTGCATTTATTGTTACAGTTCCGTCAGTAAGTGTTATGCTAGAGTTACTGCCAACACTTGCTGTTATTGAGCTATTATTAATAACAATCGTATTATTGTTTACCTTTGAAGTTATAACACCATTCTCTATGGATATTGCGCTAGTGCCATCTACCGTCCTTATATCATAACTAGTCAATGAAGGAGTCGGTGAAATTTCGCCATGCTTTGGCAAGCTAAACTGAAAAATTAAAGCTATGGCATCTTCGGGATTACCATTTTCTAAATGACTTGGCGGTGAAATTTCACCCGTATTAAAAACCCCATAACTTGATTTGTGCATAAATAGCAGCAAACATTCATCACCTGTTTGTATAGGCTGGGTAACTACAATATCTTTTGCTCGTGGGAAAACTACTGGTATAGCGTTTAATTGCGCCATGTTGACTACCTCACCGCCAGAAACAGCATCATCATTATATAAGAATTGCTGTGTTAATGGTTGAGCATCTATTAATTGCTTGTCAGGGTAGTAATTGACAACTATGGCTGGTAATGTAGTAAACATTTTTGCTATGTTATCCTTAGCATACATGTTTATAATCTCATCTAACGATTTGGATTTCTGAGTATCAAAGTTACTTAACGCCATTATTACTCCGCTTTTAAATATGTTGTTGGATACGTTTCAAAAGTCGTTACCCAGTCCCCACTAATACTATCACCAATAAAAGAACTTTTCATTATTTTAGACTCAGCAACATTTGGTGAATAGTTTGGTGTTTTATTTAATGATACTGGGATATTCGATTGTTGAAAACCAGTATTACCTTTTTCAGCGCTTATTTTTATATCTGTTGAAGGTGTTAATGCGGGGTTTAATAATGCCTTTCCTGTTATAGTAAAGCCAGAACTTATAATAGGCACACCAAGCAAACCAGTTTCTTGGCTAAGTAGTATCATATTACTTGTATCTATTGCATAAGGGGTTGTTGTGCTTGGGTAGTATAAAACTTTAATATTATTTAAATTGTCAATATACCAATATCTATCGCCGCAAATCAAATCTAATGCTTGTGATATAGTCGTACCTTTTTTGAATGTGAATCCAGATGCAGGGTCAAGTATATTATATATTTGGTTAAACCCAGTAAGATTTTTATCGTCTAAAATGGCGCCAGCGGTTGTAAGATATTTATCAACAAAATACTTAAAAATATATTCTCGTTCATACGTCAAACCAGTTAATAAACTTTTTTGAAATTTTGTTAAATCTTCATCGTCTAACTTTGTGTCTAACACATCTGTTAAATTTTGCCCAATAAAAGTAGTTATGATGTCATTATTATTTCTATATGTGTAAGACTTATATATGCTTGCTTTATACAAAAGTAGCTGAGAATTTGAATTACCGCCAGTTATGCTTTCGCGGTACCCACATTTAAGTGATATTCTATTATAATTACCGCTAGATAGCTTCTTTAGGTTTTGTGAAGATAAATTGTAAATATTTATAATAAACTTATTTGTGTATGATGAAGATAAAAAAGACTTATTACTCTTTGGTGCTAGAAAATCAACAGTAAAATTAATCCTTAACCCTATACCGTTAGTGTTATTGTTATAATCATTACCGCCGTTGTTATTCTTTATCGTTATTTTATCATTAGTGTTGTCTTTTTGCTCTATGATAAGCTCATAATCCCTATATAATTGCTTGATTGCGCTCATAACAATGTAACAACTCCATAATTATCATTTATGCTTTGTACTTCATCAGAAGTAAATACTCCAATTTTTAAATTACCAGATAAGTCTGAAAAATTATATACCATGCTGCCATTATCATTATTATATGTTATAGGATTTAATATAGGTATGATATAAATATCACCCATATTTAGATTATATATATTTAAGTTTGAAAATGGCTCTATTGATTGGCTATCAACTACTGCACTATTAGATAAATTGGTTATCTCGACAAAATACCTATTTAATTGCCCATTCCAATAAAAATAAAAACTAAACGTCTGCGAATTTATAGAAAATTCAATTTTTTGATTTCCAAAAGTTTGTATATTTAGCAACTGAGCCATGTTAATTCCTTACTTAATATCAAGAATAAATATTAGATACGCTAGTTTGTGTTGTTCCGCTATTGCCATAATTTTGCGAATTTGAGTAAGAAGGGTCGCTAGGTGATACAGTTGGCGTGTTTTCTAATGATGTAACGGCTACTTGCACCTCTTGCAATGATATATCAAAAGCTATGCCTTCACCATTTACAGCGGTATCAGTTGTTTTATATTGCTTTATAACTAGATTATCTATTTTGTTTGGGTAAACAAATAATGATATTGTACCGCCATATTTTAATTGAAATAACTCAAGTAATCCCTTATTCCAAAATTCCGCGTTATTTTCACCAGAAAGAGAAGGGATATTTGTCTGTATTAAACCGTTTAAATAACCTTTGTATGCTGATATAACACCCTTTAAATTTATTGTTATTGGTTGTGGTATAATGTTATCTGTTACAACCGTTCCAAACTCTACTGGATTTGTAGTTATAGTATTACTTCGAACAGTATCAGAAGAAACAACACAATCAAAAACTTGCCCATTTAATTTATATACACCACTTTCTCCATTTATGACTATTTTTACGGATTTTTTAGTATCTTTACCTAAAATGTTAGTAATTACATTAGACGCGCTCATAATTAATTACCTACTGGATTACATGATTTATATGTTGATTGTAGCACATGTTCCCAAGACTCGTTTATTGCACTTATAATATCATCTTTACTTGCATTATTTGTATGCACTTGAACATTTAAATTATTGTTGTTATTGATGGTGCTTTTGCTGTCATTTGAAACATTGCTATTTGTGTTATATGTTTTAGCAGCTTGAGGAATTAAGCTATAGTTACTGATAGTTGGCTGCAGAACTGGTTTCATTTCAACTTTTCTTGCGTTAAAACTTGTAACTTCTTTTGGCAATGTACCAGAAAAAAGCTCAATAACAGTTCTTAATGATGTAATAAAACTTGAATCATTGATAGCATTAACTAGATCACGGATTTTATAAATAACTTTCGTTACTAGTGGTAATATGTCTATAGCTAAATTAACAAGTCCCTTATTAAAAGCTGCACTTAATTCTGAGGTAGCAAGCTTAAACCTTTCAGTCTCTTTTGCAAGTTGTTCTGTCCGCTTAACATAATCAGCCCCATACGTCTCAATCTGCAATTTTTTAGCTATTTCAGTAGGTGTTAACCCTGTAGCCTCTTTTGTTTGCGTTATTTGCTGTTGACTTTTTATAAAATTAGGAAATTGCGTTAATATAAGATCAACAAGTTGCTTATCCCCTTGTTTTTGCAGATCGTTATATCTATTAAATAAATTTTCGCTAAATCCTTTTAAATCATTGTTTAAATACGAGCTTATTGCACTTATAGCCCCAATACGGTTCAATGTTATCAAGTCTTTTTGGTTTATTTCACCAAGCGACAATCCAGCCTGTATATCTCTAAATTTTTCTGCCGTTGATAAGTAAGCGTCTGCATTTTTACTTGTTATTTTATATGCGTCTGATAACCCTAATATTTGAGAAGTTTGCAAATTAAGCATTGAAGCTGTTAGTTGTGTATCTCTAAATGCTTTTTCTTGAGCTTTTGAAAAATTTATTGCAGCGTTAGTAAGCTTAACAAAAGCGGCTGTTATCAATGTGATTGCTGCAATTTGTGGTAAGAATCTTCCTACACTTAAAATCATATTAGGGTTTATGCCAGATTTAGTAACCCTTAAATATTCCCTAGCATTTACAGATTTACCTTTTTTTGTTTTACCACTTTCAGAATCTTTCTTTTCTTTATCAATGTTTTTATTAGCTTTTTGTACTTCTTTAGATATATTTATTTTTGATATATCTTTAAGATTTGAGCTTAACTGTTTAGTTTCAGAATTTAATGATTTGATTTTTACCAATAAACTATCTATTGAATTTGATAATACGCTGAAATCTATTTTCCCAAGATTATTTAAATTTTTTTGGGAATCTAACCTTAACTTAGATTTTTTTAAATTTATATTATCAACCAATGATTGTGGCATTATTGACGAATCAGTATTTATTTTTTGATTTGTGGAAATTGAATTAAGTTTTGATATAAGCCTATCAATATTTTTTTCTGTTTTTAATAAGCTAGTATCTAAAGATTTTAGGGCAGAGTCATTTATTTTAAAATCTATAGTTGCATATAAACCGTCAATCGCGCCCATTTACTCAGCCTTATCCATGTAGTGATTCTCTATATCATTTTTTAATGATAACATATCATTAAGAAGTATAGCATCTTTATAACTATAAACAGTTTTTAATTCATTAAGAGTTGCTAGCTTATTCATTATTATATTATAAATAAATAAATTAACATTAGGGTATTCTTTTATAATATAATCTAGCTCATTTACTTTTTTTCTTCGTTACCTGAAGTAGAATCACCAGCACCGTAGTTAAACTCTATCAACTCATTAATGAATGATATTAAATCGTTTCCATCGCTAGGTAAATCAAATATTGAAGTTATCCTGACCCTTTTATCTACCCCATCACTATTTTTTTGTTTCATGGAAATATTAGGGTTATCGATGAAAACCTTAAGCAAAGTGTTTTTAAATTCATCGATTGATAATATATCTGCACCACTTAAATGATCACTTAATCTTTTAAATATAGGCATTACTGCCATTGCTGTTATCGCGTCAAATTGCGACAATAAATAAGTTTTGTCACCATATACAACATTTTTATTTTCTAAGCTACTCATAAGCTGCTACCACCTATAAATGATTGAAGTTTTGCACATTCTATTCCCCACTGCACACTATTTATTTCTTTACCATAGGTAAGTTTTGGAATTTTAATAATCCATGCTTCAGCTGCAGCAGATAGCGTATTACTATCTAAATCAGTAAGCGATATAGGAGCCGTAGAAAATACTCCGTTATATGCTGTATTCCACAGACCAGAAAGTATCCCGTTTATTTTCGAATTCTGCATTAAGTTGAATCTAAATATTCCAGTTTGGTCAAGATTTTTATTAATTACTACATTACCGTCATTACCAACTGTTTTTGTAAAATTATCTGAATTATACTCGACTGTTATTGAGTCGTTATCCGCTGCGTAATCCGAAATAGTTACACCTGCATAGTTTAAAATTATACTATCAAAACTGTAATTCGTTGTGCTCATTTAAACCACCTTTTAATCTATTGTTGAAGTGTGCCAGTAATAGTGGCTTTTGTTATAGCATCTGCATAATATGCTGTAAAGCTTATATAATTATATACACCAGATTGTCTAACCGCTGCTGATACGTCCGCTGCACGTCTGTAGGTTATTTCATACGGTGGTGTATAAGACCCGTCATCATTATTAAAACCTGCTAATGCGTTATTAGCTACAGCTAAATCAAGCGCTGAGCGCACACCTGTTATAAGCTGTTGTATTCCTGAATCCCTATATAACACTTTATCATTTTCTAAAAATATATTGAAAACATTTTGCTGTATTTGTGCTTCAAGCCAATATGAAAACCTAACTATAGCGGAACTCAGCGTAGACTCTGAACAAACTGTGCCACCTTTGTAAATGTTTACACCACCAGTAAATTGTACTAAGTTACCTTTTTTATTTAACACATAACCTTGCGAAGGTGCACCAAGTGTACAAGCACTTACTGATGCTGGCTGCTTATATGCCATTGTATAAGAACCAGTTGTTTTTTGCAGCTCAATACCTGAATATGCGCTTGAACTATATTCTTTTAACTCATTAAATACTGCAACAGTGTTTGAATAATTCCTGCCTGTCAAAGTGCTTAAAATATCACTATCGGAATTTGAGGCAATGGTAAGATTGCTAAGATCACAATAGTACATTTTTTCAATCCCTTGCACATACGCTGCAAGGTTTATGATATTTTTGTCTGATACTTCAGTGGCATTAGTGCCCTCTTTAGTTAGCCCAACCCCAAAAAAATCGCTAGTTTTAGAAATTACATTTTGCAATGTTTCAACAGGTGTCTGCAAATATGTATATGGATTGGTGTATGTTAATGTACCAAAAGCTAATGTTGAAATATCTGTTCCAGCGCTAGGAGCAACAACTGCTGTTATTTGCAGATCAGAATTTTCACCTTGTATATAAAGCTGATTATTATAAACAATAGAATTTGCATCTTGACCTATAGCGTACCTTAAAGTTTGATTTATGATTGGCGCAACCTCATTAATTGATGTTATGCTACTGAAATCCATATCTAATAGTTCATAATCTGTAGAATTTATTGTTAGCTTAACACCACCATTTGATATTGCTTGGAATGCTGATAAAGCTGCCAATGTTCCACATAAATTTGAACCGTAGCCACCTATAATAGTATAGCCTGTATAATAAGCATTTTCAAAACTCAATAGGTTTGAAGTTGTAATATCTGTCCCATAAGAAGCTGCCTCAATAGAAGTTATATCTTTCCCGTCAACAGTTGATACCATATAAAAATTTAAATTCGTATAGTCGTAATTAATGATTACTGTACTTGAAAACTCAACATCAAGCGCTGTTTGAATAACAGATACGATGCTAGCTTCATCTGTCACTGATGAAAAATCTAAATTGTTAAATTGATATATGATATTGTCATATATCATAGCAAAAGAACCGTTAGTTATCGTATTCCAAGTTGATAAATTGGATGCTACATCAACAGCCAGTCCTGTTGCGCTTGAATTTCCTACTGGAGGATTACCGCCAAGTCCATAACGCAATGCTACTTTCATATTGCTAGGTTGCGGTGATTGCCCAAAATAAATGGCTGCCGAGCTATATATCTCTGAACTTGTACCAAAGTCGCTTGCAACACTCTCTAGCGATTCATAATTTCTTACAACTTCGCTTACTGGGATAATAGGTGTTGCGTTATTCTGTGTGCCAATTAACAGCAAAGTGTCAAAATTAGCTTGTATTGTTGAGCCTTTCTCGATAGTTATATCGACTTTTACACTCTCATTTAATGATATATTTACAGCCATTGTAAGTCCTCAAGTATTTTGTATATTTTGTTGTTTATAAAGCAATTTGTTATAATCCGCTGTTATTCCTACACTTTCTATTGTATCAATTTCAACTTTATTAGCAAATATTGTCGAAAGTTTTATAATCATCCCTGCACGTTCTTCATATTTTGCATTAATAAGAGTGGTTTTGTTGAAATTCATTTTCTTTGACATATACCTAAAACCATTATCATAAAAATAATTTTTAGCTTCTGTTGTATCAAATATCAAGGAATACTTTAATATTAAACCCTCAGCGTTATCACCAAACATGTTGATATTAAAGTCTAATAAGGTGTAATTTTCTGTAACTTCATAAGATTTACCAGTCCCGCTGTCATATTCTATACCACTGGAATTTTGCAAAGTTACCATATCATTTGAAACATCAATATAAATTGTTCCGAAAGGTCGCTTAGGTAAATAGCCCGATTGATAAGATTTAATCCACGTAACTTGGCTAAAATCTTCAGATTGGTTTGACAATATTTGCGGGGCTAAAACATTAAAAAAATAAATTAATGAGCTTTCTATTTTTTGCAATGTTTGATCAAATTTACCAACCATAATTAACCGTCGCTCCCAATAAGTAACGCAGCCCCGTACGTATAATAACCATACTGTGACCAGTCTTTTTTACTAAGTATTTTATAATTTTCATCATTATATGTTATATAAGTAGCAGAATAATTTTTCCTGCTTAAGTCTAAATTTGATTTTGTTATTATTAAAATACTTGAACTTACCCTACTTGCATCAATTTCTAGCAACTGGTTTGTTCTATATCCTGATGATTCAAACAAAGACCTCCCACCTGATGACTTAGGAATACCACCTGATGACTTAGGAATACCACCACCACCTACCTGTATAGATGCAAGTATATCAAAGTTATTGGATAATGTTTCTATTAAATTCCCGTAATCATCATAATTTTGAGAAAATTGAAATACATTATATGACTTATATAATGATGATATAATGCTACCTAAATCAATATTAATCATTTGAATTATCCCAAAATATAACATTGTCACGCATAGTACCAGTTTCTACTAAAGGGTCATTAAAACCTTTCTTTTCTATTGTCTCAGGTGCGTTTGGCGGTGTATCCCAATCAGCAATACTTTTGCTTACATCTTTTGCCATTTCAGACATTTCAGATTTTAATTCAAATTTTACATTTTGATTGTTAAAAACTTTATTAACTTTTTCAGCAACTAGATTAGTGTATTTACTTTTATTTTTGCTAAATGTTGAAGACAAAAAAGGTCTTGGTGGTGTGTAAGAGTAGCTCCCATCTTCACGCTGCTTTACAGCCCCAAATTCATTACCCATGGCAACAACATACAGCGGAATAAATTCCTCACCATAATAAATATTCTGTTTATCGTTAAATCCGACAAATCCTTTATACTCTTTAACTTTATCAACAATTTTATAAAATTCTGTATTCTTAACACGTTTAACCGCCATAAAACCACCCATATTTATAAAAGATTGCCGTAAATATCAAAACTAGGTATTGTTGAATTTCTAAGCATTAAAAAGTTAGCACCATAAGAAGTCTGCAAAAGAAGCGTATCATTTATGTTTAACTCTTTAACGCTTACAGCGCCATAATCAACTTTAACGTTTTCAGCTTGAAATGATTTAACACCACCAATATTTACATTGCTCCCACCACCAGTTGAACTAGGATAAAATACTGTGGCAAAATGCGCAGATAAATATAACCAACCTAATTGATACCTTGTGCCAAAAGCTGTTTGGTCAATGTAAGTTTGTGCTAAATCAATCATGTTCCCAACAAATAAGTCAGAATATGTTGTTGAATTAGAAAACTCAGGGAAATAATCCCTGAATGTTTGAATATCCGCGCTACTTGCCATTATTAAATACCAAAGAATTGACCTTGTGATCTAGGGTATAGTGTCATAGTTCCTGCTACAGATTCTATCGAAAAGAATGGCAACATACCATCACGTTGTGATTCTGGGAAAATTGCCATAGGCATAGCAATTGGAAATCTAACTGCCATAGGGTCGCGACGCATAACAAAAAAACTATCTTTTTGTGTATCTGCTTCTGGTACTTGTGTTTGATCATTAAAATAGAACCTGAAACCACCAAACGGGGTATTTGAACCATAAGTAGCTTGTTGTGCATTTTGGTAAGAAAGTTCATTAATAGGTAATATAGCTACGTCGCTATTCAGTAATGATCTTAAATTTTTAATAACCCTAGATGCAATCGTTTCCCCAGTGAAATTTGAAATCACTGTATCATTGATCAAAGCATATTGCGCGAATGGCAACAATAAAGTATCTGCATATTCAACGCCCTTAGATTGTGCAATAATTTGATTAAAAGCGTATTTAATTTGATTTGAGATTCCGCTAGCAACATTAATCAACTTTTCAGTATCTGTCCCCGCTGCGCTTACAGCTTCCTCCCATGTTACCGCTGTAGGAGAAGCCGCTTGATCAGTTACTGATGGAACACCTGCATCGCCATTTACCCAACAGCCTACATCAGGATTGCTGAACAGTCCATAAAGATCATCTTGCGATACAAGCGGATCACCAAAATATGCAGCTTTTTGAATTTTATTTTCAATCGCTCGTCTTAACGCATACATGTTTTGCGCTTCAAGTGAAGTGTTTGCATATTTTGCAGCCTCTACTTCTAGTATGTTATACTCTGCTGTTGCTGAGTATGCAAACACTCCGCGGTATTTTGTTACCTTACCAGTAGAAACTTTGTTACTATCTTTAGCACGACTGCCGAATAGTGTGGCTTCACCAGAATAATCATAAATATTGTACGATACTGTTTGAACTCCTGACGCTGTTGAAACAATAGGCAATACTTTAGTGTATGTAACTTCAGGGTATTTAACAGTAAACAAATCAGGGAACATATATTGTAAATCTGTTTGAGTAAAGTTAGATAAACCAGCAATATTACTATCCATTGCTACATTTCTAAATTTTCTTTCCGTATCATACCCTTTTAAATAACCGTGCGATCCTGGTTGATGTAAATTTACTTGTACTTGTGACATATTAAACCCTCTTATATTATGTGTTTGTTGCCGCGCTTAAAGTTGGCGCGTTAGTTCTGAAATCAAAATATACACTTGCAATATTATTATTCCCTGAAACAATGCCAGAATCAGCAAATTCAACATTATCAGTCAATGCAAACTGCGCCCAGTTAGCTGGAACATCAAGTGCAGAATAATCGTTAGCAACTTCTCCAATAATGCCAGAACCAGAGGTTTGAGCAATACGTACATATACTTTATTTGCAACACCTTTTCTACCTTGAACCCATTGCCCAACGACAGGCATACCAAGATAGCCCATTCTTGCAACAGTTGCAGGCTTTCCAGCGGTCAAATAAAAATCAATCGCGCTATTAGGTGTAGTATCTTTTACATAGCCTTGTAACTCTTGTGAAACCCTATTGAGTTGTTTAAGAGTTGCCCCGATAACTGTATCTGTAGCGGACGAAAGCTCAATAATAGTTTTAGCGTCTTTACCCGTTGCTGTCCCAAGCGATTTGACAAAAACACCCCACGTAAGAAATGTTGAATTTTCTGAAACGACATAGGTTCCAGTGTCGCTAGGGTTGCTTTGAGTTAATACACCGAGTGAATTTTTAGCTTGGTATAAATCGTAACTTGTTTGTACTGACATTTTTATTCCTTAATTTTTCTTTTTATAATCTTGTGAAATCATATTAAAGTATTCATCAGACATATTACCTTGCTTTGAATCTTTTGCTGTTATTGCTTTATTTACTTCTGCAATTAGTGCATTTCCTTTGTTTTCTTTAACTTCAATACCATGGAATAACCCAGAAATATAATCGCTTGATAAACTATCACACGAAATATTTTTAAATTTATGTGTAATTACATCACGTTTTATTTGCTCTGAGGTTTTACCTTTAAAATCCATAGTCGGCATGATTTGTGCAGCTTTAACTCTAGTATCTGCCAATTCTGTAGCTAGACTGTCTAATGAAACTGTACTATCTTTTGCCTCAGCGTCATCTTTTTTACCTGTTTTCATTAATTCTGATAGTTTAGAATCGAGACTACTGCACATATCTTCAACAGATTTTAATCTATCTTCGATATTTGCTTGAGAACCTTTTGTATCAGATGCTTCACTATTTTCTACTTTATCAACCATTTTTAAATTTTCTCCTTTGGTAGAATCAAAAACCTTACAATCGTTACCACACCTGCCCATACCTGTTACAGTAACAGCCGTGTGGTTTCCTGTTATATCCTTTTGTACAAACTCATACGGAATACCGTCACTTGTTACCCCAGAATCTTTAACATATTTACACGTATATCCAATAGAAATATCGCATTTATCCCCATTCATAATAGAATCAATTGTTTGTTTATCTGTAACAGTAATATTAGTTATCAGCTTTCCATCTTCCAATATTGGTGTAGAATCGCTTGTAAACCCAACGGAAAAAGATTTAGTGTTCTTTGAGTTTAGTAAAACTGGTGGGTGTTCATTTGTAACTGGCATACTACGCATACTTAGAATAGTATTTTTATCTTCAATTACATTTAAAGGCCTATAAACCTTATATATTTTATTAGGCTCTAACTCATCTGAAATGTCAGACCCTTTATAATCAAATACACCAGTTTTTGTTAAACAAGCTTTTGCATATAGATAGCCGTTTGCTGTAAGCTCTCGACTACCCATTGTTGTAACAGAATCATATACTATTTTTACATCATTACTGCCATTGATTTTTTTCATTACTGTTCCCAGACTCATAACCTGTATAATTCATTTTAGGTGTTGTAGTATTAAATATATCACTATTTACCAACTCTTCTCTAGCCTCTTCCTCTGTAATCAAACCATTAGTTTTGGCTATAATTATTCTATTTAATTCAGAATCATACATAGTATTCTTTTCTATATTATCAGAAAATTTTGGAATGTCAAAATCCCAATACAAATCTTTAACTATATTAGTATACTCTTTACCAAATATACTACGCAACATAAAATTATCAATAGAATTTAATTTATTTCTAATTATATTCTCTCGCATATTTATTATTGTATTTGTGTAATTTTTTTGATCGTTGTCTGCATTCCCAGAGCTATTAAGTCCTTTCGCTTGATCACCAAGTAATTTTGTAACTGGTATGCCGCAAAACCCAGAAACCCTTTTAATATAATACATTAACAAGTCAACGTAATTATCCAAATCAACTTTAAAATTTAAGTAATCATCTTCAGAATCTAATAATGTACAATTTGAAGTGTTTTGAAATAAGTTTATACTTCTTAATTTGTTGTAAACTGCTTCCATTCCTTGCGAAGATTGTGCATAATTTCTAAGTCCTTGAATTTTTAAAACATTATAAGAGGCTTTTTTAGACGCATTAACGGCAGATTCCTCTATGGTAGCTATCTTTAAAAGTAACCCGTAACAATCAGATAAAATAGACTTGCCCCAAAAAGCATTTTGCTGATAGTCATAAATAGGTGTATATTTACCGTTAAATATAATTAATCTTGATAAATTAATCGGGTACCCACCATATGACATTATCATGTAATCAGGTGATAAAAAATCTTCGCTAGCGGGGTTGTAAACATTTGTTACTATCTTATTCACTGTCCACCTATCAAAATGACGTAAAGATAATAAATCCCCTTCTTTAACCTCAGAATCAAAATCTATAGGCGTTATTAAATCGTTTCCATCAGTAGAACTTTTTAATATAGGCATTATAACACTTCCGCCAAATAACCTTTCATCAATCAAAGCTTTACGAAGAACATCCCTAACATTGTAATAAGATTCTGCTTTTTCTATCTCATCAATAACTTTTTGATCAGGGTGTGTAAATTTACGCCAATACATTAAGGATTCATCAACAGGGATATTTACTATAGTTGCTGCAATATCTGAACCACCATTATACATCCCTCTGAGTTGGTTTTGATCTGGTTGATAACCATTTGTAAATGTACCAACATTGGAACCAATACCAGCGCCTACAGAGAAAAAAGGATTTTCAACAGTTGATTGATATATACTATCCTCTGCTACTTTGTTTTTATTTTCTGTTCTGGTGAATAAATTCTTAATAAATCCCATTATTACCTACCTAATTCTTTTATGTAATGATTTTCAACGTTATTGTTCTCTATAGAATTTATCAGCATAAAAACATCAAATATATAAGACTTGCATATTTTATCAATATTGCCTTTATAATTACCGCTTAATTTTGAAATAACCGCTTTATCAGCCCAAGACATAGGGATTTTATCTTTTACAACGACTCTTGTAGTAAGTAATGAGCATGAAGATATGTAGCTAATTGTTACTATAATAAACAACACTATCAAGCCATTTTTTACATTCATTTCCAATATAACCATTTTTAATATCTTCATTACAAACATTTAATTTTTTGGCATTTTCAACCTTAGAATAGTCTATTTTTTCTTGATATTCAAAAATTTTATTCATATAGCTATCTTTGTGCAATATCACAGCTTCTTTTTGTGAGTTACTAATAAATAAATCAATAACTATTAAAATTAATAATATTATAAATATAACATAGCATTTATTCAAAATTTACCACCTTAAGCTGAAAGCATCATAACTCCCAAACTCTACTATACCATCATTAAATATAATGTTACAAGCATCTGATAAAGCATCGACTTGATCATCATGTTTATGCGTCATCATTTCATTAAATGATAATATTTCCTTTACCAAATCATCAACAAAATATTTATTTTTTGGAAATAAAACCCTGCCTTGCGCCATATAAACAGACGCGCTTCTTGCTCTAACAATTTTGTTATCTTTGGCGCCGCGTTTTATTTCTTTTATACCAGAGAAAGGCAATTCTCGGTGTAATTGTTGTATAAGCCCAGTACCACTTGATTTATCTTCAATGTAAAATGTTGATGGATTATATTTCTTGACTAAATCTTTTGCTTCCTCTAACAATTCAGGTGCTTCAAGCTTAACGCGTATTTGATCTATTAAATAAATCTTTTTATCATCGCCGTAACCATCGTGCAGCCAAACTTGAAAAACGCTGTAATCGTTAGCCTCAGCCGTTTTTTGTGCTGTATCTGCTGTAACAAATATATTATTACTTGATACTCCATAAGGTAAACTGTCATAATATCTAAACCAATTTTCCTTAAAAATGCCATTACCTTTCGGTATAGGCTCTTGCTGGTATTGTGTATAATATAGAAACGGGTTTGTCTCTTTCATTTCTAACATATTTTCATAAGGATACATACGCTCCCAGAATGATGTTTTATTTACCTCATTTACAGTTGGTATAACTATTTTTTTAAATTTATCGCCGTCTTTCTCTAATATTTTCGATGGCAAGTCGTCCTCATGTAATCTTTGCGCTATGCAAATAACTGGTGTATATTTTTTATTGTTTTTACGTGACATCAAACTATCAAAAAACCAATCATTTGCACGCTCTCTAATAGTTGGCGAAAAAGCATCACCACTATTAACCAAGTCATCAACAATGATCATTCCATAACAACCTTTACCACTTGTTCTTATTCCAGCACCTAAACCAGTTGTGCTTGATCTAGGGCTTACACCATAAACAGAACCGCCATTTTTAAAAGATAAAACGCCGTCAGAAAAACTATTTATAATTGTCGCTGGAAAAAGTTTTTTAAATAAATCACTTTCAATAATTGATACAGCTTCACCAATTGATTTTCTCGCTAACTTAGTGCTATAAGAAGCAAGTAATATATTGCATCGTCCTTTACTTAATGCAGCGCAATATGCTATCAAATAAACAGCACAAATCATAGTTTTGCCTGATCGAGGAGCTATGTTTATAAGTAAGTTATTATCCTCTTTTTCAGTGGTCATCACCTCATCAATAGACTTGCAAATAATATCATGATGTGGTGCTTCAATAAGGTTATTTTGATTGTTTAAATAAAAGAAAAAAAGCGATATAAAATTTTTATATCCTGAAAGACTAAAATCCCTAATATCACTCAGCATGTATATTTGATTGCGTTGTGTTTAATGATTTTAAATGTAAAATATCAATGCTTACGTAACTGATCAATGATATTAGAACAGCCAACAAAATAGGATATAAAGAATCATAGAAAATTGATTTTAACATTTTTAAAAAATAAATAATTGCATCAATCATATATCACCTTTTGGTTTTATTAATAGATACAACATAACTAAACCGCCAAAAAACATACTAAAATCAGTAGCAAAAACAAGTAAAACAATACTTAACTTTGAGTATGTATAACTATCTGATACATCAACCGCAAAGAAATACAACCCTATTATTATGCAATAAATATAAAAAACAAGTGCTATCTTCTTCCAATACTCTTTATTTATTGTGAAAATGGATAAGACCCCAAGTATTATAAATGGAGGGTCTGTTAAAACAGAATGTAAAATTTCTTTAAATGTATAGAGTTCTATATCATACACCATAAAAAATAGCCAATAAGACGACCAAAAAATCATCAGCAATGAAAAAATTACATGTTTATTTATATTTTTAAAAATCATCATGAAAAAAGCCAGAGTTAAAGATATTAAAAATTTAAAAGCCAAAGCCTCAACGATATTGTAATATGCTGCTTTTAGCTGATGCATGATTATCTATTTTTAAATTTGTTCGCATTACGTGCAGATGCTACGCGAGACATTCTAAGCTTATATAAATCATCACGTGTAAATTTTTTCGCAACATTCTCGACTTCATCAGCAATCTTTTCCTCAACGGATTCTACTTCATCAGCAATCTTTTTTCTACCCATTTTAATCACCTTTATTTATAAATTTTTCTATGGCGTTTATAGATTCGTTAAAGTTTACATTATCACCCGCACTTGAATTTGTCAATAAATCTTTAAAATCGGTTTTTCTTTTTTCTATATAAATCATATTGTTGATTGACTTATTATTTAAAATATTCTCCTCAAATTGAAGCAGAGCATCAAGCTTGCCGAATCGGCGCATATCTTTTAATTTCGGAAATCTATCGCAAATTTCGCTAAAATCTTCTTCAGTAAGCTGCAAATTGGCGCATATCAAATGATAATCAAGTCCACATTTTAAAGCCCGCATTAGACGAATAGCACAATTCTCTATAAAAATATCTCGATCAGTTTTTTTGTTTTCTTGTTGCTTCTCTTTCGACATTTTCAACACCAATTAAAAAATCTAGCTTATTATAGCTCATTTTATCACCACATAAAAAATCATTATCTGTGCTATCAACTGATATAATATCACAACATACCAAAAGTTTTTGAAGTTTTTTGTCGTTTGATATAAGAATAAATATTTCTGATTTCGATATGTTATACTTTTTAAATATATCATTAAATCTTTTTTCGTCAAGAATTTTTATTTTTATCACGTTTCACCTTTCTATTTTCCTTAAAACATTTAAAAATAGCGTTAGGTGACGGCATAAACCAGCCTAAAACAGCAAAAATCCAGCCGACAATAGCCAACCAGAACCAATAAGCTGTATTTCCATTATTTACCACCGTGTGCCGCTCCTATAAACTTACTCATACCTAACCATTATTATCTAAAGTTGTGCATGATGTTATATTCTTGCTTCGACATGGCATAGTTTCACTTATCAATGCTGATAAGCCAGAGCTTTCCACTCCACAAGCTTGAGTTTCGGTCGAGCTGACCGTACATAGTAATTCTAAATTCTTAGCAGCGTTATAATCACGATCATGTAAGGTGTTGCACTGTGGGCATGTCCACTCTCTGACGCTTAATGTAAGATTATCATTCTTCCAATTGCATACATGACAGAGCTTGCTTGATGGAAAGAACCTATCAGCTACCGTGATTTTTGAGTCATACATTTGTGATTTGTATTCTAATTGCCGCTTGAACTCATAGAATGATTGGTCAAGTATATGTCTTGCTAATTTACGATTGGCTGACATACCTTTTACATTCAAATCTTCAAGCCCAATTTGATCATAATTTAGAACTGTCTCTGTTGTTGTTTTATGTAGGTAGTCTTTTCTCAAATTAGATATTTGCAAGTGAAGCTTTGCTAACTTCATTGATGCCTTTTTGAAATTATTACTACCTTTCTTTTTCCTAGACAACTGTCGAGATAATCTTTTAAGTCTTGATAGCTTTTGCGTATGAGCCTTTACACCAGTGTATGACTCGCCTTTTGAGAAAGTTGCTAAGCTCTTAATACCTAGATCAATACCAACTGCACCGTGGTTTTTGCGTACATGCGGTAATTGTTCTGTATCAATGGTAAAAGAAGCAAACCAACGATCTGCTTTACGCGATATGACTAAAGACTTTATTTGACCTTGGAATCTTACCTCTTCAGTCATGTTAACCCAGCCAAGGTTTGGCACTTTGACTTTTTTGGCTAAAACCTTAACAGCATTAGGAGTAGTGGCATCTGTACCATTATCTGCCCTAAAAGAATCTCTAACACCTTTTTTCTTAAACTTTGGATAACCTGAAGTTTTTTTAAAAAACCTGCTAAACGCATCGCCTAAATCTTTAATCGCCTGCTGTGGTGAATTTTTAGTTACCTCAAGCATCCATGGGTATTCAGACTTTTTGATTGAATTTAATTGTTTACGTAATGCTGATTCAGATGGCTTGCCGCCATCTTCGTATTGCTTCTTCCACTGATCAAGCGCCCAATTATAAGCAAAACGAGCCACACCACAGGCTTTCGCAAAATGAGTAGCTTGCTTATTATTTGGTTTCAGTTCGATCTGGTGTGCTAACAGCATCCGCAACGTCCTTTAAATTTTCAATTAACTTTTTGTTCTTCTTGCTTCTTGAACCATAAAGGCGCGCTGAAAATACCGTTATGATTTCTAACACATCTTTTGCCAACTCTTCTTCAAAGCTCGGCTCATCTCCTTGATTGACAATGACAACTTCAACATTTTTCATTTCACAGATTGAAAAAATAAGCTCTGCACCAAACCTTAACAACCGATCTTTGTGCGTTATCACTAAACGGCCAATCTCGCCAGTAAGTATTTTGTGAATAAGCTTTTTCAATCCCTTTTTGTTGTAGTTCATGCCACTGCCTAAATCAGCAAGTAGTTCAAATGTCCAACCTTTAGAGGCGCAATACATTTCAAGCAGTTGTTTTTGTCGTTCTAAATCAGATTTTTGGTCATGACTTGAAACTCTAGCATAAGCAATAGTAAGCTTTGTTTGTGATTCGCTTTTCTTGAGGTTTGGTTCTAGCACAGATATAGGGTAACGTCTTTGCCCACCTTTAGTGCGCTCAGATGTTATCTTGCCTTCTTTTTCCCACCTTCTTAAGGTGCTTACGGAAACACCGAGGTAATTTGCCGCTTCGCCTATGCTGTAAAACTTATCCATATTAGGTAAGTATACACACTTTTAAGCAGGTTTGAAAGAACTGTTAACTAACCCCCTTATTAAGTAGAAGTTTAACGATTTTGCAATGGTTTTTAACGGCAGCCGTACATAAATTTTCATGCGTAACAATGGCACCATTTTCTATCAATAGCTTAACAATATCATAAAAACCTTTGTTACAAGCATAGTCAAGCGCTTCACCTTTATCTTTTCTACAATCTGCTCCATTATCAATTAAAAACTTAACAATATCGTAGACACCACTAACACAAGAGTAATAAAGGGAGTCTTCAGTCATATCAGCACCGTTTTTTAGTAATAACTTAACAATATCAAGTGAGCCCTTTAATATAGATAAATTTAAATGATCCCTATTAATAATGTTTTTGTTTTCAAGTATTAATTTCTCAGCATCAAGAAAATTACCATTAACACAAGCGATAGATAATTGCGCTTCTTTTGTAATCATTTTTATATTCCTTTTTGTTTGTTTTCAAGTGTTATTATAAGCTATCAGATAATGTTGTCAATATGTTTTAACTATTTATTTTTGACTTTTTGTATTTTGCTTATTTATCATGCAATTTTAAGTTTTTAAAATCTTACAAAAACACCTTGATTTTGTATGCCTCAAGCCCTTGCTGCATATAGCTTGCATGTGTTTCTACTTTACACACTTACAAAAAGTTTTTATATCTTACAAAAAAACATTGATTTTGTATGCCTCAAGCCCTTGCTGCATATAGCTTCAATGCGTTTTTACCTTGCGTGCTTACAAAATTTATAACTTTTTATTTTTTTGTAATGCAAAGCCATATAGAATAAGGCTTTATATCACTTTTTAAAAATTTGAAAACGATTAAAAATACTGTTTTTACATATATATAATATAAAAAAA